CTGGGAAGAGCGATTGGCAGAATATGTCGCTTATAAACGACATGAGCCGTTTGTTTATGGTGTGAATGATTGCGCCCATTTTGTCGCTGGGGCTGTTGAGGCTATAACCGGCGAATACCCCATGCCGGAACTTCGTGGAAAGTATGACAGCGAGTTTGGTAGCCTGCGGGCGGCGATGGAGATCGGCAATGGCTCTCTTGAGGCAACCGTGGACGCCAAGTTTCCGATTATTGGCATTGGCCACGCTCAAAGGGGCGACATTGCTTTCTTTGACGGCTCTATTGGTGTAGTAATGGGGTCGTTCGCGTGGTTCGTCTCCGACGATGGATTGGAGAGGGTGCCGCGCTCGATGTGGGACAAGGCATGGAGCGTCGGGCGTGGGTAAGGTTCTGAAAATTATTGCGGGCATTGCCCTGATTGCATTGGCTGGTCCTATTGGCGTCGGCGCTGCGTTTGCAGGCATTGGCGCGGCTGGGACTATCTCAACACTTCTGATTGCAGTTGGGGCCACACTTGCGCTGACAGGCGCAATGTCCTTTATGATGCCATCAATTCCCAAGTCTCAACTTTCCCGCCTCAATGTCACGCTGGAAACAACTACGCCGCGCAAGGCCGTGTTCGGCACCACGGCGATGAATTTGGACCTTCGCTATCATGAGGCGAGCGGCACCAATCAGGAATACATCGACTACATCATCGCGGTGGCCGCTCACAAAGTGAAGTCCATTGATGAGATCTGGTTTGAAGAAAAGCAGGCCTGGACGGCTGGCGGTGGTGTAACTGGCACCTACTCCGGCTATTTGACTGTGGCAGTCCGCACTGAGGGCACGGCTGGCAACACCATTGCGATCAATGGTGGCTCGAAGTGGGGATCATCCACTCGCCTAACCGGCTGTGCTTATGTCCACATTCGCATCAAGCGCACTGGGGCAACTTCAAAGACCGAAAGCCCGCTGGTCAATGGCATGCCTAGCCGCGTCACGATCATTGGTGACGGCGCGATGCTCTATGACCCGCGCCTTGATAGCACTGTCCCAGGCGGCTCTGGCGCGCATCGGGCAGACGATCAGGACACTTGGGGCAGTTATACGGCTGCTGACGATACCGATAACCCGGCGCTGCAACTGCTGTGGTGGCTGCTGGGCTGGAAGATCAATGACCGCCTATCGGTTGGCTGTGGTGTGCCGCCTGAGCGGATTGATCTGGAATCCTTCATCACTGCGGCCAACATCTGCGATGAGACTGTGATCCTTGCCACTGGCGGGACGCAGAAGCGTTACCGGACCTCTGGCACGGCCTCCGATGCCGACGACCGCATGGGCATTATTAATACCTTCCTTGCCTGCATGAACGGGACGCTGCGGGACAGCAACGGCAAGCTCAGCCTTGAGGTCATCAAGAACGATCTGGCCGATTATGTGCTTGATTTCGACGACAACGACGTTCTGGGTGATTTTGAATGGAACCAGACACGCGGCCTGACAGACACCTATAACAAGGCGCGCGGGCAGTTTGTGGATCCGTCCACCAACAGCCTTTATCAGCTTGTCGATTATCCCGAAGTCGGCTTTGCCAGCCCGGATGGCATCGAGCGTGTCATGACGCTGGATCTGCCCTACGTCGAGGATGGTCGCCGGGCGCAGCGTATCGCCAAGCAGGCATTGCAGCGCAATCAGTATCGCGGCCTGTTCTCGGCGGTGTTTACGGCCAAGGCACAGGGCTGCGTGGTCGGCGATGTGGTTCGCCTGACCTTCCCGGCACTGGGCTGGTCGAACAAGCTGTTCCGGGTCGTGAGTCAAGAGGTCCGCTTCGACGGCCAGGTGCCGCTGTCGCTGATCGAGGAAAGCCCTGAGATCTACAAGTGGGATGCCGAAGATAGCGCCCCTGTGACGCCGACGGCTCCGACCATCTATAATCCGCTAAACAACCCGTTCATTCTGGGCCAGGTCGAGGCGCTCGATGCGGCTGAAGCGGCGGCTATCCTTGCGGGCGATGCGCAGGCCACGGCTGACGGCAAGGTGCAATCGTTCTATCAGGCGTCCGCCCCGACCGCTGAAGGCGTCGGCGACCTCTGGTTCGACACCGACGACGGCAACAAGCAATACCGCTGGTCGGGCACGGTTTGGGAACTGGTGCAGGATCAGGAGATCGGCGAGGCACTTACTGCTGCGGCTGGGGCGCAGGCTACTGCGGACGGCAAGGTTACGACCTTCATCTCCGAGACCTCGCCCACCGCCGAGGGCGAAGGCGATCTGTGGTTCAAGGCATCGACCGGCGAACTGCGCCGCTGGAACGGGGCAAGCTGGAGCAGCGCGCTGGTTGACCTGACAAGCGCAGCCGTTCCGCGTCATGAGCCGTCCGATGTCACCACGACGTTTACGGCCAACTATCAGGGTACCCTTGACGGTGGCCAGTTGCCGCGCATTGTCCAGTTCAAGCGGTTCCGTGGCAGCACCGATGTGTCCGGCTCGGCCACTTGGAGCATTGTCAGCCAGACCGGCATCACTGGCGGCACTGTGACCGTCTCGGATGGCTATGTGACCATCCCGACGGGATCCACAGTTGCGCCGACCGCCGAGATTAGCGTCAAGTCGGCCCATGAGACCTTTGAGATCATCAGTAAGGTCAATGTGATCCGCCAGGATGCTGCTCCGCCAAATACTGGTGGTGGCTCCGGCTCCGGCACGACCGTGAACGACAGCACGTTCAATGGCGTGTCTGGTACGACCCTGACGGCCATCTCGGACCTCATGACAGTTAAGACCGGCAGCGCGGGCACCCTGACCTTCTCGGCTCCGCTGTCGATCTATGCCGACGCCCAAAGCCCTGACGGCGACTACGGTGCCATTGGTCGCTGGAAGTACCGCACTGTCGGCGGCAGCTTCAACGACGCTGGCACCCAGGCTGATGACACTAGCCCGGTTAGCGTGGTTGACGAAGGTGGCGGCTTCTACTTCTCGTATGCTGGCTATATCAGCATTTCCGCGACTGTGACCGGGCTTAGCGCCAATACGGACTACGAGGTCCAGTTGTACGCCGCGCGTGACAGCGCCAGCCCATCAAAAACGATCAACTTTGGCGGAACCGCTTCCGTCACCGGCTCTTAAGTGATATAGGAGGTGTTATGGCCTACATCTACGACCTGACCGATACTTGGAATGCTGGGGGCACGACCTTCTACGGCATCAAGATGAACGTAACCAATACGGCTTCTGCGGCTGGGTCAAAGCTGCTCAGTCTCCAGGTTGGGGGATCTGAGAAGTTTGGGGTTGATAAGGATGGTAATGTTGGGGTTGGGACGGCATCGCCGGGTGCGAGGCTGGAAACATCAGTCACTTCGGCGGGAGCTACTGCTGAAGTTCTGCGTCTGAGCAATCCGGGGTCCGGTGCAAACACTCAGGCCCAACTCAATTTCTACACCACCTCTACTTCGTATGCGACCATCACTGGCGGCTACGGAGCCTCTGCCCCCCAGATGACGTTCAACCTGCCTAGCGTGACGGCAGGTAACTACGTTTGGCAGATTTCCAGTTCCGAGAAAATGCGTCTCGACGCCAGCGGCAACGTCGGGATTGGTACGGCTACGCCGAGTGCGAAGCTGAGTGTTGTAGGTACGGCTAAGATTGGTGAAGGCGCAGCTTCCAACTCCGCGAAGCTGATGGTCAATACCGTGTCTGGCGCGGCAGCGGGTATCCAGCTCTTCCAAGACGGTAACGAGAGTTGGGTTATTGAGAACCCCGCGTCCACTACTGCGCTGACCTTTGCCAACAGCGGCACCGAGCGCATGCGGATTGCCGCCAATGGCTATGTCGGGATCGGGACGAATGCGCCGGATAGCAAATTGCACGTTGCTGGAACGGGCGGCGAAGGCTTTGTAACCGTTAGCGATAATACGCAGGCGACGATCCGCCTCTCCATGTCTGGCGGTGCGCAGTCTGACTTCACCATGACAGACTTGGCTACTATTCTGCGGACCAACGCTGGGCAACCACTTCTTTTTAGCACCAACGCTACCGAACGCATGCGTATCGACACCAGCGGCAACGTCGGGATTGGGACGACTGCGCCTGCAACTAAGTTTGTCGTTAGCAATAGCGGCGCGGCGGGTATTGAGTTCGACCCCGCAACAGGCATCATCCAGACCTACAACCGCGCCACTACTGCCTACACCGACTTGGTTACGTCTGGTCTGCAACAGCGGTTTTTCAGCGGCTCGTCTCCGGCTGAGCGTATGCGCATCGACAGCAGCGGTAATGTCGGGATTGGGACGACTGCGCCCGCCTACAAGCTGGATGTGTCGGCAACTGGCAATATCTCCGGTCGCGTAAAGACCAGCGGTGCCCTCAACGCATTCTACATGGAAGATGCGGGCACTACGGCAGGCGCGCTTTACATCGGCTCCGTGGGCAATGACTGGCGAGTTGTTACTGGGTCAAACGAACGCATGCGCATCGACAGCAGCGGCAACGTACAAGTCGGTACTGGGGCTATCGCGACGACGGCGACTGATGGTTTCCTATATATCCCGACTTGTGCCGGTACGCCGACCGGCACGCCGACTGCGAAAACTGGCTTTGCGCCGATGGTCGTCGATAGCACCAACAACAAGCTGTACGTCTACGTGGGCGGCGCTTGGCAGGCAATGAACTAAGGAGAACGTAAAATGGCTATCGAATACACTTGGAGCATCTCGGCTCTGGAATGCTACCCTGAGCATGAGGGCCAGCCCAACGTGGTCTTCACGGCCCACTGGCGTCTGCATGGCGCTGACGGCGAGCATGCCGGTGGCGTCTATGGCAGCCAGGGCCTGACGCTTGATCCCGAAGCGGAGTTCGTTGCGTTTGAAGACCTGACCGAAGAAACCGTGATCGGCTGGGTCAAGGATGCGATGGGCGCTGAAGCCGTCGAGGCCCATGAAGCCAACGTGGCTGCTCAGATCGACGCCCTGGTCAATCCGCCGGTTATTCGCCCCGCTCTGCCGTGGGGTGAATAATGAGCGTCCAGCTTGAATTAACTGTGGAGGAAGTGAATGCTATCCTCCAGACCTTGGGACAATTGCCCACTGCTTCAGGGGCTTGGCCGCTAGTGGTCAAGATCAAGGAGCAGGCGGAAGCCCAGGTTTCCACGGAAGAGGGCTGATGAACTCCCATCATCAGTACGAAATTTCCCTACAATACGGCGGTGTCAAGTATATGCTTGACACTGCCATTGTTGTTCTTTCTACTACCATTATGGCGATAATGGTGGTATCATGAACGACGACGAAATCTGGAAGCACATTCCCGAGGGCGTCAAGCATCTGTTCGATGCATTGTCGGTCGGAACTATGCTGGGGACGCTCTTCCAGATGCTGCCTAACATCGCCGCCCTTATCACCATCATTTGGACCACAATTCGGATCTTTGAGACTCGGACGGTTCAGGGATGGCTTGGACGGAGAAAAGCCGATGGCGAAGGGAAACTTTGACGCCTGCCTGAAGGTTATCCTTCATCACGAAGGCGGGTATGTAAATCACCCCGCCGATCCGGGTGGTCGAACTAATCTCGGCGTTACGCAGCGGGTCTACGAGGAGTGGGTTGGCCACCCCGTGACCGAAGCCATCATGCGCGGGCTGACTGTCAGCCACGTTCGCGCGCTCTACAAAGCCAAGTATTGGGATAAGGTCCACTGCGACTCGCTGCCCGCAGGGCTGGACCTTTGCGTGTTCGACTTCTCGGTCAATGCCGGGACCGGGCGTGGTGCCAAGTTCTTGCAGCGCCTCGTTGGCGCAGTCGATGACGGGATCATTGGCCCTCGCACCCTGTCGCTGGTCGAGCAGACCGTTCGCGGGCGCGGTGTAGACCATTGCGTCATGGCCTATCAGGATCTGCGTCGGGACTATTATCGTCAACTTCGTACCTTCAACACCTTCGGGCGCGGCTGGTTGCGCCGGGTGGCAGAGGTTGAAGACGAGGCCATTAAAATGGTCGTCCCGGCGCAGCGCGGTGGCGCATGAAGCTGCCTAGCATTATGTCGCCAGACGGGCGGCGGGCCTGGGCCTTCGCTGCGATCTGCGGCGGCTGCATGATCTTCACAGTCTTTGCTGCCGTGGGCGTCTACATCCTCCGCAATGACGCCAAACTGGCGTTCTGGCTGGCTCTTGCCGCCCATCTCCAGATCCTTGTCGGCATGACCGCGCTCGGCTGGGTGCTGGGCCGTCGCATGCAGATCGAGGCCGGTAAGGACGGTGCCAAGATCAACGACCAGGGCGGAGCAGAACAATGATGCCTCTATTTGCCGGTCTGGACGCCGCTGTGGCGCTTGTTCGCCGCTTCCGTGTCCTGATAGTCGCTGCACCGTTTGCGCTGCTCAGCGCCTTCCTCTGGGCAAAGCTGTACGGCTTCCTCTGGTGGGATGGTGCAATCGAGCAGCGGGACAAGGCTCGTGCCGCTGTAGCCATGTGCCAAGAGGCCGGTCAGCGCAATCTCGCCGAGCAGATCCGCCAGCGTGATATGGAGAAAGCGGCCTACCAAGCCAACCATGAGAAAGCGAAGCAAATCCATGCCAAAGAACTGGAAGCGGCCCACGATGGCCTTGATCGCTTTATTGAGCGCAACCGCCTGCACCAAAACGGTCTACGTGGCGGCTCCTCCGGTGGAGCGGGCCAAGATCAAGGTGCCGGATCACGCCAAGCAGTGCCCGGCGGTGCCATCATGGTATCCGAAACCGACCTGCGCATCTGCACCGACCGCACCGCAGACGCGGTAGCCACGTTTGAGTACTTCGAGGGACTTCGGAAAGACGGTCTAGCTGAATAACTTAACAATAGGAGTAGAGTATGCCGACCCCGCCGCTTGAAGATAAGGTTCTGCTTGAGGCCCTGCGCCTCGTTCACCAGCACGGCAGCGTGTCTGAAGCAGCCAAGGCTATGAACATGCCTCGGCCCACGCTTCAGGCCCGCGTGACCTCTGCCCGGCACAAGTTCCCCGATTGGCGACCCGATGAGGTCGCCGCCGAGGCCCTGCCGCCGAAAGACCTGTCGTTCGAAGAACGGCTGGAGATGATGAAGCGCCGCAATGCCATGCGGATCACTCATCAAGCCGCCAAAGACTGGCAGCGTGTTCATATCCCCGTCGAGGGGCCGTATGCGCTCTGCTGGTTCGGCGATCCCCACCTGGACGATCCCTATTGCGATCTCGACGCCGT